CCACCCCCCTTTATCCCCCCTCCCCGTCGGTCGGGATTGTAGAGATGGGTTATGGATAGGTGCTGTGAGCAGGGGAAATGCGGAAACGGTATCGAAACGTGGCCACAAATGCGGAATGGGCGCAACTCGTTTGAGTTGCACCCATTCGCACGCATGGCATTCAGAAACCAGATGGTTTCTTGATTGGTGTCATCACCTTACCTGTTCCTGTATGACGGACACACCGTGGTGGTTCCACCAGAGGAACATGAGTGGTGATCTTGTTGTCGCACGACGGACATCGCCACGCGACCGTGTGTTCAGAACGGCTCATCGTTCCGATTTCTCGGTGGGTAGTGCTCCCTGATCGCGAGCGTGTCCAACAGATCGTTCAGTTGATCACGCAACGATTCCTGAATCATCTCCCAGTTCTCCGAATACAGGTCGCCCCCCGCATCAAGGCTGGACATGTAACGGAACGAATCCGTCCAATCCAGTTCTGGGTGGGGATCGACGTGGAAGGTTCCGTCTTCCAACTCCGTCACCCTGACGTAGACGAGAGGTTGAAAGCCGACTACGTGCTTGCGTCGGATCGGCGCGTTCATGACACCACCTCCTCACGCATGACACGAATGATTTCCGCTTGGATACGCAGAAGCGCATCGTGATCAGCCAGCGCCTCCACACCGATCGCGGTGTGGGTGCCGTGCTTGTTGATCTTCTTGTTGAGGTTGTCGATCGCGATACCGACCGTCTTGAACAGGGCGTACATGTCGTCCAATCCAATCGGGATCTGCAAATCTCTGGGTTGTTCCATGATGTGTTTCCTTTCAGGAGAAGACCGACACGGCCTTCGTGGTTAGTGGGAATCGGTCGTCAAGCACCCGACGAATGGCTGCGATGTCCCGACCGCTGTTGCGGACGGTTGAGCGGTGCTGCTCAAATCCTTGGATTGCCATGACGGCATCAAAGGCTGTTTCTTGGCGAGTGTGATCGTTCCATTCCGCAACGATCTCGTCCCAAGTGTTGTCGTACATCGTCTGCGAACGACCGCTGTTGGTCGGACGCTTACCGATGACCGCAGGAATCACCTTCTGGGTGAGCGTGCGCTTATCCGCTTCGATGTCCAGCAGACGCTGAATCTCTGCGTCAAACTGGTCAAAGGTGGTGATCATTCGTTCCAGCGACGAAACCGCTTGTGACGCGATGTCCGACGCGTTACGCGTGTGACGCACGATGAAACCTGTCGTCGCGTTCCAAGGGGTGAACGTGTTCATGCAGACCCACAGGTTCTGCATGTACTTGACACCCAACGGATACGACCCGTCGTGAGAGGTGTAAATGCCCATGTAGCGGGTCATCTTGTCGCTCTCGTCGCCGTCCTTGCGGACAACCTTGACGAGATCGCGGAACTCCACGACGAGGAACAACACTCGTCCACCGTACAACTCAACGGCGCTGACAGGCTGGGCATCACCTCGTGCTTTCATCAGCACATCCATGTACTGACCGAGCACCTCGTTCTGCACCATGCCGTACCGATCTGAATGGATACCGAGAATCCGTTCGCAATCGGTTCGGATGATCGCCGCGTACTCGTCTGCTCGTTCTTGCACGAGACCGAGTTCCGCGAGAGTGCGCTTCTCCGTGTTCCAGTTGAGACCTGCCGTCACCAGAAGGTCACGACCCGTCTTGATGTCGTCGGTGATCGGAACTTTCCGACCGACGACGACACCTTTCTTGTTCACGGAGTCGCCGTAGCCGTGCCACGGTTCCACGCGGAACGCACCGCTGGACACTCCACCTGTCACTCCATACTTATCTGCACCCATGATGTTTCTCTCTTTCTGTTAGGTTGCTTGCGCAACATTACATCTGTGTTGTAGTCAAGAGCCTTCGGCTACCTGACTATGTTCTTCCTGTACTCTGTACGAGGCTTGGAACGGACGTGCTGGTCATAGCGTCCCGCCTCAAACCCGAGGTGGAACGCCAAGACCACAGCACCGACGGTAAGAACAAGCCAGCAAACAATCAAACCGATGATGATGTTCACTTCGTATCCTTCCGTATTGGAGATGGATAGACGAAAGCCTCGTCGTGATCAATCACGCCCAAGGACACAAAGCGACCGTGGTCGGTCTGCGTGAACCCCCCGTCGTCGTCGTACTCCATGTAGGCGGTGACACGAATGTCACCGTCGTCCCACGCCCAGATCTCGACGTCGGTACGAATAGAGCCAGCGATGAACTCAAACCATTCCGAGCCATCAAACCTCCCTCGCTCTTTCTCTTCGTTGTAGCGACGTCGCGCTTCGCGCAGGATCGGATCGGCAAGCGACGTCATCGCCCACCGCCACTCGTATTCCTCGTGAATCTCGTTCACTTCTCCACCTTCTTTCTGTTGCGATACGGCAACACACCTGCCCTCTGCAAGTGCATGATTTTCTGCGTCACGGAACCACGCGACCGCGACAAGCGGTCAGCGATTCCCTGTGCGGTGACACCGCGAGCGTACAGGCGCAACAGCGTCTGCATTTCCTCATCGGAGTAGCGCGTCTGCGGAACGACACGAGCGCGACGAGGGATGATTACGACCATCACCATCTCGAACAGGTCGGCGTGCCTCTCGTACACCCAGAACTGAGTGACCTCCAAGTACGCCTTCCGTGCCGTCTCCGTTGTCAGCACGTCGGAACGCCACATCTTGTGGATCGTGTCCAACTTGCGGACAATCTCTTTCCCGAAACTGGGCATCATTTCATTACCTTTCTGTTGTTTGTTGTTGTTTTCCCCGTCATCGCTGACGAAGGTCTCTGCTTGGAGCGCACCGACCTCACGGAAGATGCGCCCCACGTCCTGAATGGACTTGCGGATTTCTTGATCATTCATAGTGATCTCTCTTTCTGTGAAAGTTGTGTGCTAGCACACAACTCAGTAGTAGTTGAAGGGTGGACAGGTGCAAAGCGTGATGTCGTTGTGACACCAGAAGCACGACTGGCAGACATCACAACATTCGTCGGGATTCTCGAGATCCTGCGTGTGATCGGAACCGCACACAGGACAGACCCACACCTCACGCCGACCGTCGATCTGACGAATGTACGACCTGATCGCAGCGTCGTACTGGTAGCCGTGGTAAGGCTCGTCGTAGAACGCGTTGTCAAACAGTTCGTCATCGTTGTCATCGTTGGGATTCCACAAGGAACGACCGATCGTGCTGGTCGTGGAACGCGCCCACGACAACCAGTACGAATCGTCGTAGGAGTGATTACTCCACCACACACCCTTGTCCCAATGCCCGAGCCGTTCGTTCACGATGTAGTACGGCTTCGCGAGACGCTTGTTCTCCGACAACACAACCAACTTGGAACCCGCGGCAAACCTCTCAATCTCCGCGAACTCAGTCGGGTCGTCCAACATCTCCACGCCCATCTCGGGCAACCATTCGGTTGCGAAGATACGCGTGTCGGACTTGCCGTCCTGTTCCTTGATGGGAAGCATCCCGTTGTGACCGAGCACGATGTTCTCGTCCACGACGAATGGATGACAGTTGTCGATGTTCGTGCCTCCGTGCGTAGTGATACGCAGATGGAACAACGCCTCACCGCTGATGTTGTTGGCACGGAAGTCGTGGAACGAATCAATCGCTTCGTCCGCGTTCATCGTGCGATGGTAGTAGACACCTTTCTTGGTGCGTACCGCCCAACCGAACCCGTCAGGGTTCGCTTTGGCAGCAGCACGCAGGCGCTTCTTGCTGGGTGTCGCACCCTTCGGCGCGAAAATGAGTAGACACATTATGTGTTCCTTTCTGTTGTTGTTGTTGTGTGATCAGAACGGCGAGTCGTCGCCGTTGTTGTCGTTGATGGTGCGATGGCTTGCGGTCGTGGCGTAGTTGAGAACACCGCGACGATCAAGCAGGGGAATGAGGTGGTCAAGATCGCCGTTGTCACGGCGCAACAACCAGTCGATGTACGCGCCCCACGCCAACGCGCCACGGTTGAACACGTCCACCGCGTTGATGGACGTGATGTACTCGTGGAGAGTGTGGACGAACTCCAACACACCGATCACGGTCGTGGCTTTGAGCGAACCACGGAAGTACCGCAACTCAATCGTGTGGCGGTTTTGGAGGTTCACCGCGACATAGCGATGGTAGTTGCTGTGACCCTTCGCCATCATCAACTTGCTCGGTTCGTCGTTGCCGTACCGCACGTGGAACGTAGCCCACTGGTCGGAGTGACGACCACCGAACCGCTGAATCATCTCGGCGTTCTGCTGATGGAACGTGAGCAACTTGTAGATGTCGTCCTTGCCGAACGCGGAACGAGACACGTGGACGTGGAGACCACAGCCCGCGCCACGCCACGACGTCAGGTCGTAGTTGCGCAAGTTCTCAATCGCCTGCCACGGCGCCATCTCCTTGTGAGCCGCGAGCGTCGCAGGCATGGACACCATCTCAAAGCCCGACACCGAACCGTCCTTTTTCAGGATGAGGTACGACTCGTCGGAGTTGTCGTAGATGTACCGCGCAGCCTCGGCACGGCGATCGCCGTTGCTGTTCGTCTCCAACTCAAATCCCATGTACAGGGTCTTGGTCGTGAACGGACGAGCGCGTCCAGACAGCGATCCATCCGATGCCTTGTGCCAGTACACGAGTTGCGGTCGGTACGAGTGATCGTGCAACAGCGAACTCCCCTCGGCAACGATGGAATAGCAGTCGTAGCAGTAGTACGAGTCTGAATCCTCGTCGTAGTTGATGTTGTCCGAATGGACGATCACGTCACACCGTTCGCAGGTGTACGCGTAATCGTTGCGACACAACCGACAGATGTCCGTCGTGTAACCGCCCGTGTCGTACGCCTGCACGTAGTCCGACGAGTAGGTCTCGCTACACCACTCGCAGTACGAGGTGCACCCATCGTGGTGTGGTGCTTCCTCGTGCCGCGACCTCCACGATCCGTTGCCACCCGTTCGGGCGACGACAGCCTCGTCGATGTCGTCGATGACCAGCCCGCATTGCGGGCAGTCCACTTGCACTTCCTCGTCGGGCGTCTCCACGCCCTCGTCGTTGGCATTCATTTCATTTCCTTTCTGTTGTTGTTGCTGTTGTTGTTGTGATGCTCGCGTTGTTGCGAGCGAACAACACACAAGTTGTGTGCTAGCACACAACCTATGTGCTGTTCGCACGCCACCGCACGGGGAGCGGTGCGGTGGAATGCGGTCATCACGACCTGTCGTCACTCATCACGAAGCGATTCCACGCCGTGATGAGATTCTCTTGCGTGTCCGCGAACGGAAACGGATGGTGGACGATGATCTCGGTGTCCTGAACACCGTAGGCGCGACCGAGACGATGCGCGAAGACGAACACATCATCGATCGGTGTCCCGTCGGGAAGCGACAGCGCCACCGACGCGTTCATCTGCTCGTCAAGGTAGACGGAGATACGCAACATCACTTCACCTTCCCTTTCTTGTTGTTGTTGTTGCGAACGATCAGAGGCGTCTGCCCGATCGTTGTCGGCGCGTCCTGATCAATCCACGCCGAGCAGATCACGGCGATGTGAGACGCGATGATCTGAATCATCCTCGCGTCGTTCGGATACATCCTCGGCAACACCTTGTTGATGTAGTCCGTGGCGAAATCGTCAAGCGTGACGATCTCGGGATTCCTGTTGATGATGGTCATGATGATGTCCTTTCATAGATACGCCGATCACTTGTTCACGGCGTAGTGCCACGGCGAGGGCTGAACCTCGCTCACACGCGCAACAAGCGCGCCGTGGCTTGCTAGCAAAGTTGTGTGCTAGCACACACATTCCGCGATCAGAGACCGTTCCGCGATCAGAGACCGCGAGCCTTCATCTCCGCCTTGATCGCCGCGAGAGCATCGCGGAGTTGCTTGGCGTTCGCCTTCTTGATCGCACCCTCGTTGATGAGAGCCTTGCGCTTGCCGACCGTCTGGTCGCGCTTGACACCGCCACGCTTCGTCACCTGCAACAGGTGCTCCAAATCGCTGAACGACCCCATGTCGTAGCCACCATCGATGGCGACGATGACGTAGGTGACGGTCGTGCGAATCGTGCTCGTCGCACGATCCGTCGTGTCCTGCCAGCGCGAGCAGAACTTGTTGAGCGTCACGAGATGACGCACCGCGATGAACGCCTTGGCGATCGCGATGTAGTCCGCGAGCACCGTCTTGTCGTGACGAGCCGCGACATCCTCTGCGGTACTGATCGCCTTGATGATCGCGAGATCGTCGTGGACGGTCAGCACCTTGCTCTTGTTGGCCTTCATGATGTTTCTCCTTGTGATGTGATGACGCCGATCGTTAGTTCACGGCATCGTGCGCGGAGCAGGGAACGATCCTGCACAAGGTCACCAGACCCGCGCCAACCAAAGTTGTGTGCTAGCACACACCTTCGGCAACCAGACGAGCGATCATCGCTCGCACCGCGTCATGCAGACGCTCGCGAGACGCGTCGCTACGTCCCTCGCACGCGATGGTCATCATCGCGCACCAACTGATCAGGCGGATACCACGCTCCATGATGTTCTCCTTGATGTAGTGGCGCGTGTGTGCGCGCCGTTGGACACCCTTAGGACACCCGTGTTTTCTGGTTGTAGCCGTTGCGCCTGTTGGTGCCGTGTTTCCGTGTGGTTCGGTGCGACGACACGAGGGGAGTGGGGTGCGTGGGTGGGTACGCGCGTGGCAGCATTGAGGAGTCCCTCGGGCTAGGGCCGTCTGAGGGTTTGCGGATAGGTTGGGGCTATCTGGTGAGGGTGGGGGTGTTGGAGGCCGTTAGACGGCGTTTTAGCCCTGTTTGGGATAGGTTTGTGGGCGTAGGACGTGACGTTCGATGACGGAGGGTTTGTAGACGGCGATGGCGACGGAGTATTGGTTTGAGTGTGTGTCGTATGTCGTCGCTATGTGGTAGTAGTTGTCGGTTTGTCCGACGAGGAATCCTGTGGTTTCTAGGATTCGGTTTGGTTGGGGTGTGCCGAGGTCGTACCATTCGTCTTCGATGGCGTAGGTGTCCATCCATGTGACGTGGACGATGGGTGGGGTTGTCATTAGCAGTCCCATGCTCGTAGGGATTTGTTGATGCGGCTGTTGGGGTCGCGGGCTGTTTTGGATGAGGTGTTCTTTTTCTTCATGCCTTCCATGCGGGCGCAGAACGACTTGCGTCGGGCTGCGGCTGCAGGGGATTTTTTGGCTTGTTTGGCTTTGACAGGTGGTTTGAGGGTGCCGCCAGTTTGTGCTTTGTAGGAGGCGCGTCCTTTGGCGTTCAGTCCGCCTTTGGGGTTTTGTCCTTCTTTGCGTTGCCATGCTGCTGTTGCCATGATCAGCCTTTCCGAGCGTTTCGTCCAGCCCGTTTTGCGGCTGGGGTGTTGGGAACAAACTGTTTGCCTTGTTTAGTACCTTCTCGTTTTTTTCGGCTTGTCGCCGCATACTCGGATGCACTAAGGGATTGGATTGCTTTCTTGGGCAAGTAGCGTTCTCCTGTGGCTTTTGGCCCTTGAGTGGACGGTTTGCCAGATTTGGTTGTCCACTTTTCTTTAGTCCATTTGGACAGGTTGCGTTGTCCTGCGGTTTTACTGCCTGTGTAGCCTCCGCCTGCAGCCTCGTATTTTTGGGCTGCCAACTGTGCTTTGCGGGCTGACCATTGTCCAGCGTTTCCGCCTTTGGATCCTGCTTTGACTTGGGCAACAATCCGTTTGCGTAGTTCGGGCTTGGTGTAGCCCATAGTCAGGACTTCTTGCCGTACTCGCGTCGCCGTTCGGCGGCGCTTTCAGTCTTCTCGTGTCCCTTCTTCTTGGAGACGGTCATCTTCTTGCCAGTCTTCGCCGCCTCCTTTTTGGCGGCGGCGTATCCAGCCTTCGTGTACGAGAAATGCTTGCTCCCTACCTTCGGCATGGTGCTCCTCCTGCTGTCGTCGCAAATGGTTACTAGATCGGGGGTACGGCGCTGGGCTAGTACCCCCGATAACTATTGGCCCCTATCCAAAGCGTTACACGTTACATTGTGAACAAGTGAACAGGGCACCGAGGTAACGAGGTGTCCTGTTGGTGATGGGACTTGAAGAGAATGTGCTGGACGCTCGACAGGAGGCGTATCTCGGCTGGCTGTGCACGCCGCCCGCCGAACGTGATCCTGCGTCCAAGGAGAAGTTCGCGGATTCCGTTGGTGTGAATGTGTCTACTTTGCGCCGCTGGGAGAAGCGGGATGTGTTCCGCAAGAAGTGGCAGGAGAAAGTTGATGACATTCAGGGTTCGCCTGAAAGGTCTCAGCGTCTGTTGGACACGTTGTATGATCGTGCTCTTGGCGGCGACATCAAAGCCGCTCAGTTGTATTTGCAGGCAACGAATCGGATGGCTCCTCCTACGGTGAACGTGAAGACCGATTCCAAGACGTCTGAGTTGTCGGACAGGGAACTGGATGAGTTGATTGCCGCGATGGCGTCCCGAGAGCAGGAGTCTCGTCGTCTGAAGGTTGTATGAGCCAGTTGGTTGAATGTCCGATTTGTGGTGAGGAGTATCCACCTGTGGCGTGTCGTTGGCGTTGCCCGTATTGTGGCGGTAAGGACAACTGTTGTGATGGGGAGCCTCAGAAGATGAGGGATGAGGATGGATCTGACTGAACTCCTGAATGAACGGGAGTGGCGACGGTGCCGTGGGCCAGAAGAAGCGAACATTGACCAGTTGGTTGAAGCGTTCACGTATTTCTGTGAGAACTATTGGAGCATCAAGCATCCTGAACGTGGTCGAATCATGTTTGAGTTGCGTGAAGCGCAGATTGAAACAATCAGGGCTTGGATGTCGAACCGTTATTCGGTTGTGTTGAAAGCCCGTCAGATTGGTTTTTCGACGTTGGCTGCAGCGTATGCGTTTTGGTTGACGTTCTTTTGGCCCGATCGGTTTATTGTCATGTTGTCTCGCACGGAACGTGAAGCAGCGAAACTGTTGCAGAAATCAAAGTATGGTTACAAGTTCATTCCGTTGTGGATGCGAGGTCGTGGCCCGCAAATCACGTCAGATAACCAGTTGAAGATGACGTTCTCCAATGAGTCCGCGATTGAGTCGCTGCCGTCAGGCAACGACCCTGCTCGCGGCGAGTCCGTGTATTTGGTGATTGTTGACGAGATGGCATTCTTGCCGAACTCGGAAGAAGCGTGGGCGTCCATTGAGCCGATTGCTGACGTGGGTGGTCGCGTTATTTGTTTGTCTACGGCAAACGGTTCAGGCAACTTCTTTCACCAAATGTGGGTTGGGTCGCAAACTGGGGCGAACTTGTTCAAAGGTATCTTCTGGCCTTGGTCTGCGGGTGACCGCGACGACGACTGGTACGAGGCAAAGTCGAAGACAATGCCGTCATGGCAGTTGCATCAAGAATACCCGCGCAACCCTGAAGAGGCGTTCATCAAGTCGGGCAACCCTGTCTTTGACATTGATCGACTGTTGGAGTACGAAACACATGAACCGCGACGCGGGTATCTGCATGTGTACGGCAGGAAGAACAGCGAGTTCCGTGTAGCCCCCGATGGGGAGTTTGCTATCTGGGAAGATCCGCGCCCCGAAGGAGTGTACGTGATCGGCGCTGACGTTGCTGAAGGTTTGGGGCATGGCGACTATTCGTCTGCCCACGTGATCGAAGCCCGCTCCCTGTCTGTCGTCGCCCATTGGCATGGGCACATTGAACCAGATCTGTTTGGTGATGCTTTGGCAGAAGTGGGTTACTGGTATAACGGCGCCCTGTTGGGTGTGGAGAACAACAACCACGGGCTGACAACGCTGAAAGCGTTGCAGCGTTACGGCTACAAGAACCTGTACCGTACACGACGGTTGCAGCAACGCAACCCTGAGGCTACCGAGATCATGGGTTGGCGTACGACGACAGCAACGAAACCGTTGGCGATTGACGAGTTGGCGGCACCTATCCGTGATGGTGAACTGGAGATTTGGGACGAACGGACGATTGCCGAGTTGAAGACCTATGTGCGTGATCCCAATGGCAGGATGCATGGTTCTCCACATGACGACCGCGTGATGTCGTTGGCTATCGCCCACCAGATGTTGAAATACGTTTGGCTACCAGAGTACAGGGCCGAGCAGCCTTTGCCGAAGTACAGTTTGGATTGGTTCAGCCGTTTTGTGGAACATGGCGACGAAGGATTGAAACCTGTACCTATTGGGGCGTACAACTCGCGTAAACGGTAGGTAACGCCCACGGTTATGTGTGATGGGTTCAGCAAACTGTGTGGAATGTGGTCAACTGTTCACGTTTGACGTAATGCCGCGCCGTGGCGCGGTTTGTTTTCGTTGCCATTTGCAAGGGATCCGTCTCGGTTTTACTCATGGCAAAGAGGATTTCCACGGCCCGACCGTCCGTGAACGTCAACGGCAGCAGGAGAAGCAAGCCGCTGACGCTGGAATCAAAGCCGAACCTGTTGGGAACAGGTGGGTGTGACCCATGTGGTGGGTTCCGATTGTCGTTGCCTTGATTGGCGGGCCACTCATGTGGGGTCTAAGCAGGTTTGATAAAAGGAACAGCCAGCAACACGCAGAGAACCAGAAGGTTCTGCTGCGTATTGAAACCAAGGTCGACCACATAGACGATCGACTTGATCAACACATCGACTACCACCTGAAGGAGGGGTTGTGACTTACAAGGATGCTTTCAAGCGTGCGGTTGCGACGTTCATTGCTGGCGCTACCGCCAGTCCGTTGACTTCCGCCGTGTTTGATGTCTCATTTTTCAAAGCAGCAGGGATTGCTGGTTTGATTGCGGTGTGGAACTGGGTTGCTCGTTCGGCGCAGGCGTGGAATAGCGTCTGATGGCTCGACCGTCCAATCACGAAATCCTGACCCGCTACCAGAAGAAACTGGCGCTGGCGAAGCGTTGGCGGCGAGAAGAGGATCACGACGACACTTGGCGTCGTCTTGTTGACCTGTATCGCGGTCGACATTACGAAGACCTGTCCCCTGAAGACAGGCTTTTGGTCAACATCTCGTTTTCGACGGTCAACGTGATTGCGCCCAGCGTGGCGGTGAACTATCCGAAGATTGCGGTCAATGCCCGCCGTCCCGATGATGCGCCTCGGGCGATCATCACGGAGGCGGTTATCAACTACTGGTGGAAGCATTACAAGGTGCGACCCGAGTTCCGTCGTGCAGTCAAGGACTTTCTCGTGGTCGGTCACGGCTGGCTGAAGGTCGGCTACCGCTATGTTGAGGAAGAGGAAATCGGTCAGGATGCCGACATTTCGGATTCCGAAGTGGCTGGCAATGAGATCACGCCTTCGATTGTGATTATTGAAGATCGACCGTTTGTTGAACGAGTATCACCGTTTGACGTGTTTGTTGATCCTGATGCTACGTCAATGTCGGATGCGCGGTGGATTGCGCAGCGTATCCGCCGTGCCTTGAAGGACGTGAAGTCGGACAAGCGGTATTCCAAGGCTGCCCGTGACAGCATCAATGCGACGTCATGGGGTCGGTACAACGATGATCCTTCCAAGCGTCAGGTGCAGGACTCCGACGAGGGCTACGTGGAGATTTGGGAGTTTTACGACATTCCGAAGAACACGATGGCTGTGTTTGCTGAAGGTTGCGAACATTTCCTTGTGAAGCCGATGGAGATGCCGTATGCGTTTGGTCATCCGTTTGTGATGATCCGCAACTACGACGTACCTGATCATTTCTATCCGATTGGTGATTTGGAGGCTATTGAGCCGCTGCAGCGAGAGTTGAATGCAACTCGTACACAGATGATGAATCACCGTAAACGGTATGCCCGAAAGTACCTGTTCAAGGAATCGGCATTTGACGCCGATGGTCGGGATGCTTTGGAATCGGATTACGACAACACGATGGTTCCCGTTGCGTCTGATGAACCGCTTGGGAACGTGATTGCCCCGTTCCCTGCGGTTGTCACACCTCCCGAGTTCTACCGCCAGTCCGACATCATTGAGTCGGACATCAACATGGTTTCTGGCGTATCTGAGTATTTGCGTGGTTCGCTGCCCGAGATCCGTCGTACGGCGACAGAAGCGGCGATTGTGCAGGATGCTGCGAATGCTCGCGCTGCAGACAAGTTGGCAACCATTGAGCAAGCGATTGCTGAGGTTGCTTCCCGTTTGGTGCTTCTGGCCCAGCAGTTTATGACTGGCGAGCAGGTTGCCCGCATTGTCGGCGCCGATGGTGAACCAATGTGGGTGACGTTCGATGCCGATTACATTGCTGGCGAGTTTGATTTCGAGGTGGAGGCTGGGTCTACAGCCCCCGTGAATGAGTCGTTCCGTCGACAGATGGCTTTGCAGATGGTTGATGCAATGGCTCCGTTTGCTGGGTTGGGGATTGTGAACATGCCCGCTTTGGCGGCGCATGTTCTGCAGTTTGGTTTCGGTGTGAAGAACCCCGACAAGTTCATTCAGACCGCTCCCGCTCCTGCCGCCCCACCCATGATGGGTGGTGGCGCGCCGATGCCGCCAGAAGCGTTGCCGCCTGCTGGAATGCCGCAGGAAGCGGCGGTATTGCCGCCTACTGCTGAAGCGCTTTCTGGTGTTGATCCGTCGATTCTTGCAGCACTTCAGAGTCGAATGGGCTTTGATTTGCCGAACACGATGTAACGCACAGTTCTTTCTGTAGAGCAACCTTCACGGACTCAAAGGAGACATAGGTGGATACCACCGAATACAGCCCCGAGGAAGACCCCGTACTGGACGGACAAGTCGACGAAGTGGGCGGAACCGAAGATGATGTACCCGTCATCGACATTGACGCTCTTGGCGATCACTATGTGACAGTCAAGGTGGACGGTGAAGACGTCAGGGTGCCACTCTCAGAGGCAGTTGCTGGCTACTCGCGTCAAGCGGACTACACGCGCAAGACGCAGGAACTGGCACAACAGCGTCAAGAACTCCAATGGGCTTCTGCCATTAGAGCAGCGCTGGAAAACGACCCTGCTGGAACCATTGATTTGCTGGCTGATCATTACGGCGTAAGCCGCAAGGAAGCGCAGCGAATGGTGGACGAGGATCCGTATCTTACGGATACTCATTACGGCATGGAAGATCCAGTTGCGAAGCGTCTCGCGGAAATCGACACTCGCGTGTCGGCTTTTGAGAAGATGCAGGCTCAGCAGAGGCTGGAAGCGGAGATTGAGAGGCTGCAGGCCGCATACGGCGAAGACTTCAACGCTCAAGAGGTCGTATCTGCTGCGCTTGCGCAGGGGAGCACGAACTTGGAGGCGGTCTTCAAACAGATTGCTTTTGACCGAATCGCAACACGCCGCAAAGTTGAAGCCGAGAAGACGTCGGCTAAAACGGAAGCCAAGCGAACCGCTGCGGTGGTGTCTGGGGCAACGAGCGCGAAGACAGCGAAGGATGATGCTGGGCCGATCCGTTCCATTGTCGATGCCTACAACGCCGCGAAGCGGACGTTGGGGCAATAACCACGAAAGGGGCCAATCATGGCTGCTGGAAACTCCAACTTCGACACTCTGCTGTCGACCACCATTGCCAACTACCGCAAGACTCTCACGGACAACATCTTCACCGCTCGTCCGCTGACCTACTTCCTCATGGACAAGGGTCGCATTCGGATGCTCAACGGCGGTACGAAGATCGTTGAGCCGCTGATCTACGGTCAGAACTCGACTGTCGGCTCGTACTCGGGCTACGACACGATCAGTCTCACCGCCCAGTCGGGCATTTCGGCTGCCGAGTACGATTGGAAGCAGTACGCTGCTTCGATCGCCATCTCGGGAATCGAAGAGGCGAAGAACAACGGCGAGCAGGCCATCATCAACCTTCTGGAAGCCAAGATCATGCAGGCTGAGGAGTCGATGAAGGAAGGCTTCAACCAGATGTTCTTCAGCGACGGCACGGGCAACTCGGGCAAGAACTGGCTCGGTCTTGGCGCCATCGTGGAGTCGGGCAACACCGTTGGTGGCATCGATTCGTCGGATGCTGACAACACTTGGTGGCGTTCGTATGAGGAGAACACCGCTGGTGCTCTCACTCTCGCCCAGATGACCACGGCGTACAACAGCGTCTCGGTCGGCAACGACCATCCTGACATGGTTCTGACCACTCAGACCCTGTTTGAGAAGTACGAGTCGCTGCTGCAGCCGCAGTTGCGGTACACCGACACGAAGACCGCTGATGCGGGCTTCCAGAACCTGCTGTTCAAGGCTGCTCCCGTGGCCTACGACGTGCATTGCACCGCTGGTGTGGTGTACTTCCTCAACAGCAAGTACCTGACCCTCGTCGGTCACAGCGACAAGTGGTTTGAGACCACCGCCTTCGTGCGTCCCGAGAACTTGGACGCTCGCTACTCGCTGATCATGTGCTACGGCAACCTCACCTGCCGTAACCGCAAGAGGCAGGGCAAGTTGACGGCGAAGACCGCCTGATTCTTCCCGACAGGAACATGGAAGCCCGTCCCTTTGGGGGCGGGCTTTCGTGTTTGTAGGTAACGAACTTGCAGATAGATGATGGCTGGAACACCCGCATACTCCTTCTACGGCGAACCCGCAGTTCGCGGTTCACGTCCGTACGCTACGGCAGATGCCTCGCCCGCACCAGCGGGCGGCATGCCGTATCTCGGTCATACGCGCTGCATGGCAAATGAAGGCACCTGCCAAGGTTCTCGTGCCAAAGGCACCGATCTGTGCATTGGGCATTTGAGATCTTGGGCAAAGGAGCAAGCACGTGAATCTCAATGACATTCGTTCCAAGATTCGCGAGATTGTCGATCTAGGGGCAGAAGACGTTTCCGACACCCTCCTTGCTATGTATGTCAAGGATGGTTACGAACGAATCATTGCTACCGAACGTCGGTGGCCTTTCTTCCAGAAGACGTACACCATGAACACGGTTGCTGGTCAACGCGCTTATGACATCGACTTGATTGGTGACGGTGATTTGCGGGAAGTCACGTCGATTGTTGATACGTCCGCTGTTGGGCGGAGAATCGAGTTGATTGCGTATGATGATGCGGAATCGATTTGGGTTGGGAACTTCGATCAAGCGCAACGTCCGTTGTATTTCTCGTTGTGGCAGGACAAGGTGCATTTGTGGCCCAAGCCCGATGCGGTCTATCCGCTGGTGGTTCGCGGATACCGCAAACCGACAGACTGGTCTGCTTCCAACTCAACTGAAGTTGACGCAGATAATCGTCTGCATCAGCCGTTGGTGTATTACGGAGTGGCGCAGGTTTATCAGTTGCAGGAAGATGTTGAACTTGCGACGTTTTATCGTCGCACGTTCGATGAGGCTGTCCGTTTGGCTGTGTCGGACATCATGCGTCCACCCTCACAGCGACCGTTTGCGTTCGCTGATGGTGTGCCGCGCATGTCGCAACGCTGGTGGCTGCAAGGGCTAGGAAGAACTCTTGGTCAATGAGCCGTCTGTCGCTGCTTCGTACCGACGATTTCACGGGCGGGTTGAACCTTCGGGCTGATCCGTTTCAGTTGGGATCCAACGAGTCGCCTGACTTGTTGAATGTCGACATCGATCCGCGTGGCGGATTTTCGATGCGTGGCGGCATGGTGAAGTTCAATACGTCTGCTGTTGGTGGGATCGCGAACGGTTCGTTTGTGCCGCGACGTTTGTGGGCTTGGAATGCCGCAACACCGCAAGTGTTGCTTGCTGCAAACAATGGTGTGTACTACGCCACTACTGCGAACTTCACGTCAATGAGTGTCACGACGACAGCACCGTTTGGTGCGTCGTTTGCGGAGTGGACGACTGGTACTGGTTCATTTGTGTACATTGCGACTGGAACAACGCCGAAGAAGTGGAATGGTTCTGCCGTGACGACGTTGACTGCTTCTGGAACGTCGCAATGGCAGGAAGATTTGTCCAACTCCAATGGTACCCACATGCCGACTGCCCGCTTTGCGGCATCGCATGTGGATCGCATGTGGGTTGCATACACAACGGAGAACGGTTCGGATTATCCGAATCGTATTCGTTTCTCTCATCCGTTCTTCCCCGAGTCTTGGCGTGAATCAGATTACATCGACATTGTTGAGGGTGGTTCGGGCATTACGGCTGTGATGCCGTTCAATGGTTCGTTGCTTGTGTTCAAGAAACGTGCCGTGTTTGCGATTCTTGGTTATTCGACGGACACGTTTCAGGTTGTGACTTTGACGTCGGAGGTGGGTGCGGTGAATCCGCAATGTGTTGCTGCCTCTGAACGTGCCGTGTATTTCTTGTCGTGGCCTGACGGTTTGATGATGTATGACGGGCAAAGGTTCTTGGATTTGTTTGCTCAGATCCGTCCCGCCATTCAGGATGGCGATGTGAGCGAATCCGCTCAGGATGCGATGTCGGTGGCGTGGGTGAACCGCAAAGTGTGGGTTGCGTTGCCGTGGGGTGTCGCAACCAAAGCGAAGTACACGTTCGTGTACGACCCTTCGTTGGGTGAGCGTGGCGCTTGGACGAAGTATCAGACTGCTGACGCTTTTGGCGTTGGTTTGGGTGTTGATTATGTGACTTCGACTGGTGCAACGCACAGGCTCATTTGCCATCCCGACAAGGCGTATGTGTTGCGCGCCGATCTTGCATCATCTCCTGCCGATGATGTGGGTGCTGGCAATGCGAACTACAGTTCGTATTACGTGACACGTTGGCAGGACGCTGGAAACATTTCTGCAAGAAAGATGTGGCGTCGTCCCGACTTCGTTGCGAAGCAACCGACAGTCGATACGACGTTGACGATGCAGGTGTATCACGATTGGGAAGAGTCGGTTGTGGCGCGTACTTTCCAAGTGTTTCTTGACGGTTCCAGCGATGCGCTCGTGTGGGCTGCTCCAGCAACTGAACCAGATGCCATTGATGGATGGAATCAAGCAGACTGGGGTGAGTCTGCTACTGGTGCCGTGTTTGCGAAGGGATCAAACATGGGTTTGGCTCGTTCTGTTCAGTTGAAGATTTCTTCTGCTGGCGGAAAGCCGTGGGGTATCAACTCAATCGCTTACAAGTTCAATCCAAGAAAGGTGCGTGCCTGATGGCAACTGCTGCAGTTACTTACACGTTTGTCAATGGCACCAATGCTGATGGCACGCAGGTCAATGCGAACTTCACGTCGGTGCTCAACTTCCTGAATACGGAGGTTGTTCAGCGTGACGCTTCGATTGCGTTCACCGCTATTCCGACACTTCCCGCGTCCGATCCCACGACGGACAATCAGGCTGTCCGCAAGTCGTATGTCGATCAGATCATTCCCGCTGGCGTGATCACCCAGTACGCTGGCTCGTCCGCCCCGTCTGGCTGGGTGTTCTGCGATGGTACGGCTTACAGTCGTACGAATCCGACGTACACACGCCTGTTCGCGGCTATTGCCACGAACTACGGCGTGGGTGATGGCGCCACGACATTCAACGTGCCCGATCTCCGTGGTCGTTTTCCTGTTGGTCGCAATGCTTCCGATGCGTCGTTCGATGTGTTGGCGGAGACTGGTGGAACGAAAACGGAGTCGTTGACGACGGCGCAGATTCCGTCGCATACGCATGGTGTTGGAACGTATGCTGTAGCGACTTCGGCTGAGCACTCCCACAACAACACGTTTTCGATTGGTTCCAATGGTGCACACACGCATACTGCGTCTGGAACAACTGGTCTCGGTGGCGCACATTCGCACGGTGTTCCTGGTGGAGTTCACCAGTTCACATTCAACAAGGGCACCTACAGTTCGCCAGATTATCTTGCTGGATACTCGTCCAATAATGACGGAATCATTGATGGGTTGTCAAGCGGTAGCGGTGGTGCTTCTCTGTACTTTGGAACCACCACGGGTTCGGTTGCCGATCACACGCACACTTTCTCCGCTTCTACCGATTCGCAGGGAAGCCACAGCCACTCTATTGCTGGTGGCGTTTCAAACGGTGGTGCACATACGCACACTTTGTCTGGTGCTTCTCTTGCAACTGGCGAAAGCCAGTCGCACAACAACCTGCCTCCCTACATTGTGGTGAATCACATCATCAAACTATGACGGCACGGTGGACTGCTCCTGACATTGCGGGACTGCGCGGCGACAACACAAGGCCGTTGCAGAAGATTTTCGCGTCCCTGACCGAGTATCTGCAAGGTCTTGTTGAGAACACTCGCGTACTGCAAACCTACGTCCGTAACGCCGAAACAACTACGTTGGAGATCGGTGAGGTCGTGTATCTGCACGAACGGCAGGGCGATCGTGCGACAGTCAAACGTGCGTCAAATACATCTGACGCTACGAGCGCGAAGACCCTTGGTGTCGTCGCGGAGAGGATCGCTCCGAATGCTGATGGTTTGGTGACCACTCAGGGTTATGTGTATCACATGAATCTGTCGGCGTTTACCGCTGGGCAGACCGTGTATTTGAGCAACGTGGCTGGTGGCATTACCGCCACCAAGCCCGTTGCGCCGAACCATCTTGTGTATGTGGGTGTTGTTGTCCGTGCGAATGCTGGCAATGGCATCTTGTATGCACGTGCGCAGAACGGTTACGAGTTGGATGAGATTCACGATGTATTGATTTCTTCTCCAACTCAGGGTCAAGTGTTGTCGTACAATGCGTCGACATCGTTGTGGCAGAACTCGACGTTTTCTGATGGTGGTGGTTTGACGAACTTGAATGCGTCGAATCTTGCTTCGGGCACGGTTCCTTCTGCTCGTGTTTCTGGGTCGTACTCGGGGATTACTGGTGTTGGTACTTTGACTGGTTTGACGATTGGTGGCGCTGGTGCCGATCGTTCCATCACCATCAACGCCCCATCTGGCTACTATGCCATTCAGTATTTTGCAATCAACGGAACAAACGAATGGCATTACGAAGTCACGCCTTCTGGATCTTCTTGGTCGCTGGTTGAATCTGGTGTCGCTGCTCGTCTTACAATGACGAACACCACGCTTACTGTTGCTGGTGGGGTAACCGCTTCAAGTCGTATTCATGCTCAAACTGATCTTCGTGTTGGCAACACCAACTCTGCCGTTCTTTCTTCCGATGCGTATGCGTTGATTGTTACGCCACAGGCTTACACGGGTTTGCCTGTGAGACTTGGCGAGTTTTATTCTGGTGCGGGCGTTGGATCGACCAACTCGGAGTTCACCGTTTATGCCTCTCCTTCGACTGGCGGAACCGTTTATTTGAAACGCGCTGGTGGAATCACAATGGGTTCTTTTCAGACCAACGGTTTGTATTTGAATGAAGGTTGGCTACGCACTTACAACGATCGTGGTTGGTACAGCGAAACGTATGGTGGTGGATGGCACATGACTGACACCACGTACATACGCGCCTACAACGGAAAAGCAATCAGGGCTGAAAACCTAATCAGCGCACACAAAATGGAATGCTTTGGGGCGGGCGGAAACGCTTCCGATCATGGTAGCCAACTTCTACGTGTTCTTTCATGGGGTCAAGTTGCTGGAATGTCTTTCTGGCCCATCAATCACGGCATTGCCCCAGTATTCAGATGCTGGTCTGGGCATGGCGAAGGCATTGACTGCGGAAATAACCCTGCAACTGGCTATGCATGGCTGGGCGCATCTTCGTTCATCACTAGATGCTCAATCGAATGGAAAGACAACACTCGTACAAAAGAGGATGATGAAATCATTTCCGACGTACTGTCGGCGCTTTCCATACCAGTTGTCAAGTTTGACGACAAGTACGGGGAACCAGTTCTTGTCGAAGGCGAGTGGCAAAGCATGAGAACTGCCGATCTTCCCGAGGAAGAGCGGATCAAACCACTACAAACAAATCATTTGGATCGTGAAGGTTTTATTGCGGAAGAAGTGGCAGCAATCTTCCCAAAGGCATCTACCTATGATGCCGAAGGAAATCCGAACGGAACTGACATGGCGGTCATTACTGTTCAAATGTTGGACGCCCTGAAGTTGCTTGTACTGCAGGGAGAAGATCTCAGCCGAAGGCTGATGGTATTGGAGGAAGCAAGTGGAACAGCAAGTTGATGTCAACAAAGTGATCGAATCCCTGACCCGTCAGGTGGCAGATTACGCCCAGAAAGTCGCCCTTCTGGAGGCGTACATCGTGCAAATCGAAGCCGAAAAGGGTAACGAACAGGCGGATTAGTGATGGCCCTCTCCGATCTTGGACTCGCATACGAACCCCGCAGACGTTCCGCTGCCCAGCAGCGGGACGCCGTGCTAGCCCAGAACGCCTTCTCCCGTTTCCTGTCGCAGCAACGTGGCGCCCGCGACATCTCCGATTTGGATCGACGGATGGGTAGAGGGACAGAGCAGGTTGCTGCTTCGTACGGCAAGCGTGGCTTGCGTACGAGCGGCATCATGGGTGAAGGCATGGGCGAGTATGCCCGCACGTGGCAGACAGGACGTCAGGACATGATGCAGGCGTTGGCGGACAAGTTGAATCAGTTGAATCTGTCGGATGTTCAGGCTCGTGCTGGGTATGACGCGACGGCTGCTGAGATTGAGTTGCAGAAACAGCGGGACATTCTGGCGACGGCAGCGTCGCTGGCTGGGTTCCGCCCGTTCTTGGGGAGTTGATTATGGCACCGAGATCACGTCCGATTGGTTCTCCAGATTCCATTGAACGCCAGATTGTGGCTGGTCGTCGTCGTACTACGACGCCTGCACCTGACACTTCTGGTGTTGGCGAGTTCGGTTCCAATGAAGCGTGGAACCAGTTGTACGGCAACTATTTGAATGAACTGCAAGATCTCGGTTTGGTGAATGCTAACTACGCGCCTGCTTCTGGAACGACGATTGGTGGTATTGGCAGTTATCTTGGTCAACGGCAACGTGCTACTGCTGCCACTCCTGCGACGACGGCAGGTGGGGGTACTGGCGACATGTCGGCTGGACAGCGCAACACTTTGTCTGCTTTGCAGTCTTGGATCGCTGGTTTGGGCGGCGGGTCAGAGGCGGACATTACGTCTGGTTATGGTTCTTTGATCGACGCTGCCCGCACTCGCGGTGCGGAGCAGCAGGCGATGATCGACAGGTTTTATGGTGGCGCCGAGTCTGCTGCTCAGAATCGTTTGAATCAGACGCTTGCCAGTTTGCAGTCGTTGATTGGTGGTGCCCGCACCGAGTTGGACACTCAGAGTGCTGAGGGTCGTCAGAGGATTGATGAGGCAACGCAGCGTGTTGCGCAGGCTTTGGCTGGTCAGCAGAATCCGTTTGCTGGTTTGATGGCTCAGGCTGCTCCTGTTGCGCAGGCTCCGTTGATGGCGAATCTGCAGGCGTTGGGTCAGAACACGCAGGGTTTGTCGGCGCTTCAGGACATGTTGGTTTCTGATGCGGC